GTGCTTTGTCGCTGGCGTGGGTCGCCAGCTCCACGCGAACCATATCGGCCACCAGGGGGCGCAGCTGCTCGGCGATGTCTTTCACCAGCGCCTGCATGATTATGTTCAGTTCCATTTCTTTCTCACTTTCTAGGGTTAACGGCTTCGCGGATTGCTCGGCCTGATTGCATTGTATATCCACTTTTATCCACTTGTCAACTGCCGCCGCCAAATATTTTATGGAACAGCCAAAAGCCCAGCAAACGGCGAACCAGGCTGCCGGTTTGTGCCTGCTTTTGTTCGGGGTCTGGCGGTGGTCTCATTTGGTGCAAGCGCGCCTCTTCCAGGCGTTTTCGGTCTCGCCTTCTCATCGGTCACTCAGGGCCCATCGGCTTGCTGTAAACAATGAGGCCTTTGAACTCACTCGGAATGAGGTAGCTGTCGTATCCTTCGTCGTGAATCAAGGCGTTAAGGTCTTCTTTGTCCAGTTCCATCCTCATCTTTTGCTCGATTGAGTGAATGATGACGCAAGGCTCTTCTTCGCCCCCTCCGATATGGAACACCCCATGTTCCATATTGCCAAACCACACTTCGGTCTTTGTACTCATAAATTTCTCTCTTTCTAGGTTGCCTGGGACATCCAGGTGTTTATCACTTTACCACAACTCTCGCATACAAGTCAACTATCAACCAGGTGCTTTCTAAGTTCGGACCAGGACACGCCCGTCCACGGCCACCGGGCCAGCGCGGGGGTATCGACGCCAAGGGTCGCCAGGTCGACAGCCTGCTCGCCGCAAAACAGCAGCAGTTCGGATTTGCTGGCATGCGTTGTGCCGGCCGGTTGGTACTGCACCAGGATGTAAGTCGGGCAGCGTAGGTCCGCGTGTTTGACGTGAAAGGCGACCTGGTGGGGCGACAGGGCGACTTTGCGGCCGCGTTTAACCACCTTCAGCTCGACCATGACAAACAAGCCATGCGGGAATGCCAGCAGGCAGTCCGGGATGCCCAGGTTCACCCTGGACTCAATCCGGGTGAAATGGCAGTTTGGGAGGTTTTCTCTCAGGCGTTTGTACAGGTTCGCTTCGGGTTTCAATGCCATCGTCTTCCCCTTCTTCGGGTTCTTCCTCGATCTGCTTGGGCGTCACGTCCACAATGGGCCCAGCGTTGCCGCCGTACAGGCGTTTGATCTCTTCGAGCTTGCGCACAACCTCTTCTTTGCTCATGCTGTCAATCGTGCCGTGCCGGATTTCTTTGCGGTCGATGTAAATCGAACCCAGGGCCTGGCCCCTTCGGTATTCGGCCTGGACGGCCGCGCCGTACGCGCCAGCTTGCAGTGCCTGGTCGCGGATGACCTGGAGGTCCCGCATGTGCCGCTCAAACGTGGTGCCGTACTTTTCACCCAGCTCGCGCCTTCGCTCCTGGATCGCGGCAACGATATGCGGGCAAATCTCAGGATCAGTCAGCTCACGCGCCCGGTTTTTTGCCCAAACCTCGCTATACCCAGCGCGGATTGCGGCCTCTTTGAGGGTGACGTGCCCGTCGCCTGCGCAAAACTCCTCCACAAACTTCCATTCCTGAGCTGTCAGGACTTTGGGCTTGTGGGGCTTCACCGGCCCCGTCACCCGGGCTTCGACAATAGGTGACCTCCCGCCCAAGCTCTTGCCGGCCAAAAACGCCTCGTCCTTCTTCGTTCCTACGCGGCCCATCAGGCCACCCGCCACAACCGCCAGCCTTCGCCGTAGCGCCGACAGGTGAATCGGGTGCCTGGGTGGCGTTTGGAGTACATGTAGGCCGCGCTGCGCAGGTTCTTGATCCAGGTGGCGTCCAACACCAGGAAACTGTCTCCAAGGGCCATATCAGGGAATGGGTAGCGCTCGCGGGGGTCGACGCCGCCAGGGAGGGGGATGTTCTTTTCTATTTTCATGGCTACATTGTGCAACAAAACCACAACTAACGCAACTACAAGGGCCACTCAGGTCAAATTCAGGGTTTTAGTTAGGAAAAAATAGACCACTGTATGAAAAGTTTTTTTCAAAAAGTTAGCTCGCGCGCATTTTATGTAAATTACATCCATTGACTATGTGTAATGTAGTGTGTTCTCATAACCTGTTGATTTCATTAACTTATTACACCATTACGTCTATTACACTCAATTTCAAAAAAATAAAAAAAATAAAATCACTTTTTCATTTTTCTTCTACTAAAGGGCCGAAATTGACCGTGATCCGTGATCCGTGATCCTTGCACCCCCAACCCCCAACAGATCGCTTTTCCCCACCCTAAAACCACCGTGGCGGACTTAGAATGCGCAAAGCCCCAGTGCTCGAAACACTGGGGCTTCACTTCCCATTATCGTTAAAAGGCAACGACATGAGCACTGACCATCTTAACTTGATCTCCCAGTTTCTTCGGTATGACCCCGACACTGGCCACATTTATTGGCGCAAGGCCCTTGGTTCGCGGGCCAAGGCCGGCGACCTTGCTGGCACATATCGTCCACACTGTCCGGTGCGCATCGGCATTGGCGGCCGCTTCTTCAACGGCGAGGACATTGCTTTGTACCTGTTGGATGGCGAGTGGCCCGTGGCCCCTGTGCGCCACCTCAACGGCAACCGCTGGGACAACCGAATAGAAAACCTGGCCTAGCCTCCAGCCCTACTGCACCCTATCCCCCAACCATTGCCGGTGCTCCCCCGACAGCATCTTGGCCGCCACCTCCATAGGCATCAGCTCACCAAACTCAATCTCTGTCACGTCCCCGCACTCCATGGCCCGTGGGTCTTGAATCACGGGCCCGATCAACGCGTACTTGTGCCCGCCGGCCGTGATCACCACTATTTGGACCATGGGCCGTGGATCGAGGGCCTGGATCAGCTCTTGTAAGGACGGGGTCACTTCCTCAGCTCCGAGGACAGTTCCTCCACCTTCGCCAGGAGTTCCTGCGCCTGGGCGGCCAGGTGCTCCATTTGGTCGTTCTGCACCTCGATCCTTCTGCGCAGGCCGTTGACGTACTCCAGCGTTTCTACGCAGGCGATAAGGTAAGGCGGGTTTTCCGTCGAATAGATGGCGGGTCTCATGCTGTCTGCTCCTTAAGGGTAACAAGTCGTTCTTTTACGGTTGAAATCACGTGGCTATAAATGATGGGTTCTTTTTCTTTAAGGCGTTCCATGGCCTTTTCTAGCCATGTTTCATCATTTTGCAAATCTTTCAACAACTCCATCAGTTCTTTGCGTGTTGTCATCCGGCCTTCCCCTTCAGCTCTTCAATATATTGCACCAAGTGGGCGAGGACCTGCGGCTCCAGCGCCACCACGTTGTTTTCGTGGTGATTGACCGCCAGCCAAACCGAGTAGCCGTCAAAGCTGGCGTACACGCCGTCGCCCAGGTAGGTTGACGGGTATTTTTCATCTTCATCCATTGTTCTTCTCCCCAGTTTCGTTCAGCTCCTCAATCGTTTTTTGTACGTTTAACGCGGCCCGCATGCCATCTTCATAGCCCTTTTGGTACGCACTTTCGTCGCACTTAATCAATTCGTTGATTAGGTTCATAGCCTCTGTGCATACGCGTGTAAGGCTGTCTAACGCAAGTTCTTTCTTGGGTATCATTCTGTTTCCTTTGGTTTGATTTCCACTTCTTCCGAAGCGCCGATGTGGTACACGTTGCCCTCATCATCTGTACACACACTGTACATACCATCAAGATGGTGAAAATTTAGCTCTAGTCCATTCTCTAGCACGATCGTGCTATTTCTTGGTACGTTGTATAGCTTCATGTGTTCTTCTCCTTCAGCATGGCTTCAATTGCTTTAAACGGGGACTGATACCCAAGCCCCGTCAAGCTGTAGTCTTGTGCAACACCTTCGCGCTCCTCATCCGTCAGGTCTACCCATTCGCGCTGCGGCACTGGCTGTACCAAGGTATCGCAGTACATTTCAAGCGCACGGGTATAGGCAACATGGCTTGTATAGTGAGATTCAATAGGGCGCTTTTTATTTGGCGCTGGCTGTTGCAACTTGTCCGCCGCCGCCGCACGCTTGGCGTGAAAGCCACCACCCCACATCCCCTGCCTACGGGCCAGGTCGTCGAACGCTTCGTCCTCTTCAGTCTTCATAGCTCCTCCATGAGTGGGTTGATTTCGTCAATCAGGCTTTGAATTTTGTCAATGGTTGCGGCTTCGCTCACCCCGTACTTAGTGTGCTGGCGCAGGGCTTCGCGGATGTCGCATAGTGTCGCCAGGTACCGGCTACCCCATGAGGCCATCTGAAACTCCATGCTTTCCTCGGGTATCTTGAACATCAGTTCTGCATACATGGCATCTCTCCTTTCAGTATGTCGTACATCTTCAGCAAGGTCTCGCGGTCAAGGTAGTAGTTGCGTAGTACTTTCACAGCCAACTCCATATGATTGAGACAACGCCAGCCACAGCAAACAGCACAGTGAATATGGTGACTGCAACAAGAATAAAGCTGAAAACCAGGTCTTCAGTTTCGTCGTCGTCGTCTTTCATGCCTCATCCCTCCACGTCCACCCTAGCAGCTTGCTGGTGAACCAGCGCTGCATCCATGAGGGCTTGTGGTACATGCCAAAGCTGATATGAGCGCCTGTTTCTGCGTACAAAATCCACCGACCTACGGGCTTAGGTGGTTGTGCTAATTTGTGGGTATCCATCAAAACTTCTCCTTGTAAAACTTGCTTGCCGCACTGCATGCACTCCATGTCAGTGGTGCCTTTCACCCACTGCCAAACGTGTTTGCAGGACATCAAAACTTCTCCTTGTAAAACTTCCCGATGACCTCCGCCAGTTCGTGGATATGAAAGTCCCCGCCTTCGCCGCCGGCGTCGCTGATCCAAATGTTGCCCGGCAGCACGCCCGGGGACAGTGTCCAGCCGGCCACGTGGACTTCGTAGCGTTCGCGGCCGTCCTTCATGCCCTGGTCGTAGGCCACCTGGGCCTTGCATGCGTCCTCAATTGTCATCAGGGTGTACTTCTGACACTCTTGCCAGACAAACCTGGCGTTTGATTCGCCAATCACCTTACGCTCTGCTTTGGTCAATTGATCCCACCAATCTTCAAAGGTCATGGCGGCTTCCTTTGAACAGGCCCGTGATCCGTGACCAGGCCAGCTTGCGCAGGGACACGTTGGACAGGCTCTCGCGCAACCGGCCCGCCTCCAGCTCCATGGCGTTGCTGTGTTTGGCCAGGAGCTGGTAGGCGGCTTCAAACTCCACGCGCGCAGCTTCGCGGCCGTCGTCCCAGCCCTTTGTATACGCCTCTGCTGCCACGGCCGCAAAGGTTCGGCGTTTGTATTTTCTAGTCTCAGTCATTTTGACTCTCCATATATTCAAAAACTTCATCGTCAAGATCGACACGTTCGCTGTCGGTCATCTTGGCCTCGAGCCAGGGTGCGGGTCGGCCGTTGCGGTCGAGGATTTCCCACTCACCTTCGCCGCCTTCTGACGGGTAGCAGTCCTCAGGTGCGCCGCCCAGGTAAGGAGGTCGGTAGCTCTCCCAGTACGTCACGCGGATGATGCAGGGAATGCCGCAGACGGTGGATTCAAACTCGGTCATGCCCTGATCTCCAAAAGCTGCTCGTCGCAGTCCTCGTCAACGTACACCGAGAACAGGGTCAGCTCAAAGTCGCCCTCTTCGGTTTCAATGACGATGTCCCGCGAGGCGGAAAACATGTCATTGGTTTTGCTGGACCGGGTCGCGCTAAAGCGGATGCTTTTGACGCGATGGATGTTCAAGTTGAAGTTCATCTCTTTCTCTCTTTCTGTTAATGGAGGTTAAATTATATCGGTATCGTACCAATTCTTCTCAGTAGTTTCCCTAGTTTTTTATCGTGCATTGCCCTGCAAGCGGTCCGCGACCAGTGTGGCGTAGCCCGCGATGTCTACCCAGCTATCCACCTTGTCGGGGTTGCCGTTCACGATGCGGCCGATCTTGTGCAAGATCATTTCCAGGGCTTCCCACTGGTCATCTGCAAACGTCTTGTCGTGAATGGCTGCGTGGTCCGCGATCAGTCGTTTCATACCCTGCATCAGCGCAGCGCCGTCCTTGAACTTGCCGTAGTCCTGGGCCCGCTCGTTGATGGTCTCGTCTGCTCCGACTGTTTTGACCTCTGGCACGCGCTCGTCGTCATACGGCAGTGCCCCAGCCTCATGCGCCCGTTGTATATACACCCTGGGCGTAAGGCCCAGCTTTTTGGCAAGTGCAACTTGCGAGGCGGTGACAGTGGCCTTGCGGCTAGGCTTCACCTCATTGCGCACCTGCGTGCGCAGCTTGTAGGTCATGGGTTTGGATGCCCCAAACTTTTCAGCCACCTTGGTCACGCTGCTGCCGGGGAATTTGCGAAAGTGTTCGCGGATTTTTTCAGACTTGTTCATGTGGTTTCCTTTTGAATTTGAACGATTGCACGTGCCTTGCCCTGGGCCAATGCCTTTAGGACAAAGTCGTGCGCCCTCTCAATGTCATGGACAGTGGCATGCGCCAGCTGCTCCTCATGCAGGTCCATCACCAGCTGCAGGGCTGCCCACTGCTTGGCTGTCATGATGAACCGCATTCCGTTGGCCACGCCGCGCTGCGATAGGGCAAGCAAGGCGTCTTGCCCCTGCTTGATCTCGTCGAGCCAGTCGTGGCCTTTTCCCATGAGGGCCAGCGCTTCAGTGATGTTGAAAGCACCGATCAGCATGTCAATGTCGTTCTTGTTTGCCTCGCCCCTACGAAGATGATCCAGGGCCGCGCGGTTCTTGATCTGTACGTCGAGGTACGTCCCTGGCAGATCGCGCAAAGGCGTGAAGCCTGATAGCAAAAAGTCCAGGGGGTTCTGGAGAACGGGGCGGGGGCGGTATTTGCTGCGTTTTCTCATATGCTGCACGACACAAAAAGACTTGCCAGTACCAGCACCAGCAGGAGCGCAAAGAACATGATGGTTCTGTCGCGGACCAGGAGGCGGTAGTTGCCGAGCAGGATATTCTGCAAGAGCTCCTCGTCTCCTGACATTGGCGCGGACCGTGGCACGTAAGCCAGGCCGATCAATACCTTGCCGGTATTCACGTACTTACCGGTGGCGGCGAGTCTGTTGAATACCTGCTGTTCTCTCGTAAGGGGTTTTTTAGCCATTTCAACCTTTCTCCTTTCTATGTTGGAGCTGTGATCGTAGCACATTTATCTCACGTGTCAACAACTCAACTCTACTTTCTGCATCCAACCAGGCTTCACGCCATAGTCGCTGGTCCTCAATACGCTGTGCAGCCGCTTCAAGCATGTCTGTTATAAGAGGAAAGACTTCCTTAACCGAGCGCAGTTCCTCTTGTAGTTTCATGTCCACTCCATGGATGTTTTAGATATTCTTCTCGAAGCAACCCATACAGCACCAGGTCTCCCCCGTCAGGGAAAGCCTTGCGCATGCATCCTTCGTACTTAAATCCCAGGCGCGACACAAACCGCTGGGCGTTGAGGTTCTCTGCCCGGATGAGGCCCGTGACCCGTGCTACTTCAAGCACTCTGAACGGAAACTCAAACGACGCGTTGAAGAAGCTGCGCGACAGCCAGCGGCTCTTGGGCCGTGCAGCGATGTGCATGTCCATGTTGGTGGCCGTAAAGGAAGAAAACACGGTGACCGCCAGGAACTCGTCGTTATTGTCCACCAGGCTTATCGCCGTGACGTTTCCCGGAACGCCTTCAATGCCGATGACCTCCTTGGCCCAGGCTACGGCCTCGTTGACCCGTTCAAAACGTAGAATTTTCACGGTAGTTCTCCGCAATGTCGTCTTCAAACAGCATCATCTGCTCCTCAGTGAGGGTCTTGGTGATGTCTACCTGGCGCGGCTTGCCGCTGGGGCCTGTGATAGTCAACAGGACCTTGGTGATGTCCAGTTGCGCGGGCAGTTCTGTGTCTTCCACCAGCATGGCCGGCAGCACTTCAAAAGTGAGTTCGACGGGGAACGTCATCTCGGTTTGATATTTCATCTTTAGCTTTCTCTCTTGTTTTGGCAATACGCTGCAGCGTCAGGGATTCTTCATAGGCAATGTCAAACACAGGAATCAGTAGGCAGTGCAGATACGCGCCCATTCCCATCTTGTAAAAGGCAGCCACTTCTTTGAGCATGTAATACGCCTCCTCGGGTACGGACACGGTAATCCAGCGCTGCCCCGCGCGCTTAGAGGGTGACGCACGTACAGCGTCATAGCGGTCTTTCTTTGGGCGTCCATTCTTCTTTGGCCTACCCCGTTTCTTCATTGGTTGGCGGATGTACGGCTCCGGGTTAGCGGGTACAACTTGGGTTCGTGGCGTGGCAGGTCTTCCCATTTAATTCTCCTTTCTATTTAACAGTCGTCAATTATGCCGCCTCTCCCCAGCTTGGTCCAGTCTCCACGTCAACACGGGATGGAACCTCTAGGGTTACTGCCTTGGCCATGATCTCGGCTGCGGCGCGCGCCTCATCAATGTTCCTGACGGATAGGGCTACTTCGTCATGCACCTGCAGCAGCAATTTAAAGCCTGCCTTGTGCAGTGCCACCATGCCTGCTTTGGTCTGGTCTGCGGCAGACCCTTGGATCAGACGGTTCAGGCCCTTGTAGGTGCCCGCGCGCTTGACCCGTGAGCCGTAAGCAATGATTGCCTGCTCATGCGGCAGCGCCTTGTTCACGCCCCACTCCACCGGCTCCCACAACGGGAAGCGGCACTTGCGGCCCAGAAGCGTGCGGATGGAACCGCCAGAGGCCGGGTGCTCAATGCGCTTCATCACCGCGTCCACGGTGCCCTTGAGGAACGGGACCTTGCTGTGGAACGTGGCAATCAGCTCGCTGGCCTCGTCCAGGGGCAAGTCCAACTGTGTGGCCAGCTTGGCTTTGCCCATGCCGTACATCAGGCCCAGGCCAATGGTCTTGGCAGCCTTGCGTTTAATTCCGGCCATGTCGGCGACCATCTGGTGGAAGTCCGTGTCGGGGTTGTCGCGGTAGGCCTGTGCCATCTTCTCCGCGCCGGGCAGGCCCAGCAGTGTGGCGTAGTGCACCAATAAACGGGGTTCTTGGGAAGAGAAGTCGTTTGCTGCCCAAATATCGCCGTCTTCGGGCAGGAACAAACCCCGCACCATGGGGCCGATGATCTCGTGGCGCGCGGGCACTTGCTGGAGGTTGGGGTTGGATGCCGACAGCCGCCCTGTCACCGTGCCGCCTTCCTCGTTGCGCATCTGGTTGAAGTGGGTGTGGACGCGGCCGTCCTTGGAGCTGTGCTTCAGATAGGGCTCCAGGAACGTGCCGTGGGTCTTGTTCAGCTCCCGGGCCTCCAGGATCATCTTCGACATGGGGTGCTCGTGCGTGTCCAGGAAGCTCTTGGTGAAGCTCGGCGAGCCAGCGGCTGTCTTGGGGTACTGGACGCCCAGACGGTCGAATGCGGCGGCAATGGACTGCGCGGCCCAGATGTCCACCTGCATGCCGGCCTGGCTCTTCAGGTACTTCAAGATTTCGGTTTCCTTACTCCGCATCTCGGCCATCTTCTGCTCACACTTGGCGCGATTGAAGTTGATGCCCTGCAGCGTGATGTTCACCAGCACCGGCAGCACTTCGGTCTCCATCCTGAACACCGACTCGACCTCGTCGTTGCGCATCAGCGCCTTGAAGTGATGCCACAGCTTCAAGGTCAGCGCGGCGTCCTGCTCGGCGTAGTCGCCCACGTGCATGGCAGGCAGCTTCCACAATTCCTTCTTGGGGTGCACGCCAAAGTCAGACGCCGACTCCTTCAAGCCCTGCTCAGACTTGATCTCTTTGAGGTAGTCAAAGCCCAGGCTGTTCAAGCTGTACGCAAAGCGGTTCTCATCCAGCACAGGTGCTGCCAGCATGGTGTCGTAGATCGTGCCGTTTACTTCAAATCCCGTGGCTCTGAGCCAGCCGAGGTCGTAGGCGGCGTTGTGCATGATCTTGTCTGCGGGCGTAGCCAGGACATCACGTATCCAGCGCTCCACAATACGCCTGTCCAGGTTGCCACCACCAGCGTGAGCGACAGGGAAATAGC